GGCCTCGGCGGCGTAGGTCTTGGCGACTTGGTGGCGCATGGGTTCTTCAGGGTCCCTGTTTGGTCAGCGGCCGACGCGGGCGGCGGCCTGCGAATAGGAGAGGTTCTCGCCGCGCTCGGCGGCCTCGCTCCGGATCCGACCGATTTCGGCGGCGATGGAGGCTGGATCGGTCGCGCCGTCGAAGCCATTGGCGGCCGAGAATTCGGCGAACTGGATCGACGTGCCGAGCCCCTCGAACAGCTTCTTGAGCGCCGCGCGCGGTTGGGTGTCCGGCTCGGAGAAGGCTACGGTCTGATCACCATCGAGGGCGGCGAACAGCGCCGCGGCGTCGGCGCGCAAGGCGGGCGGCAACCGGCCGGCGGTGACCAGGCCGTCCAGGAACTCGGCGTCGGCCTGGCGCGCCTGCTGGCGCTGACCCTCGGCGAAGGCGACTTCGCGGTTGCGGATCTGCGCCTCGCGGCCGTCCAGCTCGGCGGCGCGGGCTGCCAGCACGTCGTCGCCCGTCCCACCGTCGACGGTGATCGCCGGTTCGGGCGCGGCTTCGGTGGCCTCGGCGAAGGCCGGCGCGGCGTCGGCCGGGACGTAGGGCTCGACGCTGTCGATGTACCAGGTGGGGACCACCCGGTCGGCGGTCTCGATGTCGTGCTGCTCGATGATCCAGTCCCGCAGGCCGCGGAACAGGCTCTGCACCGAGTCGGCGTCGGCGGCCGCGAAGGCCACCAGGCTGTCGGCCGGTGCTTCGGAGAAGGCGGGCGTCAGGCCCTTCACCGCCGGCGGCTGGGCGCCCAGGAAGCCCACGTGCCGCAGGTACCAGGCGCCGGGCTTGGGATTGGCCGCATCGTCCGGCGCGTAGAAGGCCGAGGAGACGTAGCGGTAGCGGCCGGCCTCGACACCCTCGGCGAAGGCGGCGTCCACCTTCTCGGTCTCGGCGAACAGCTTGCCGCCCTCGACCGCCAGGCCCTTCACCCAGCCCCAGGCCGGATCGTCGGTCTTCGGATGGCCCAGCACGATGGGGCCGCACTGCAGGGCCGGGTCGTAGGCGGCGGCGATCGCGGCGATGTCGGCCTCGGAGAACGCATACTCCTTGCCGTCCACGGCGCGGTGCTTGCCCGCTTTGAACACTTCGATCCGGTCGAGCATTGTAGCTGGTGACTCTCGGGCTTCGGGGCGCCTAGACGGGCGCGTCTGGAAGCCTCACCATGCTGGGTGTCGGAGCGGCCGTAGCCCCTGACAGTTGTCAGCCCCCATCAGTCCTGGAGAGATCGCGGGATGGCGAAGTACACCCGAGAGAACCGTCGCTTCCGCTGCCAGGGCGACGACGGCAAGAGCTACGTGCTGGTCGAGTATCAGGACGTGATCGACGCCGGCACGTACGACAATCCGCACGCCAAGGTCCTTGGGCTCAAGTCGCTGACCACAGATCGCGGCGATGCCGTGAATTTTCTGACCGACGACACCTTCCAGGTGGTTCGAACTGGGGTCCGTCTGCAGAAGGCATGACGCGCGCCGGCTGGCGGCCTGATAGATGGCCCGTCGAACGCCTTCAAACGGGCGCCGGCGGCCGGAACGCGGTCGGGCCTTGGATCGGCCGGGGCGACACCCAGAGAGGCCTATACGGCCCGGAATTTCGGCCAAGCTTGATCGCCACGCCCGGCCGGCCCATATTCCAACTCGCGCCGCGGCTCCCAGCGAACGGGATCCCTCTGCGGCGCCACGAGGCCCGGGGGTCGCTCCCGCGGGCCTTTTTCATGGGGGGACCGATGGCTGGTGCGCGGACGCGCGACCCATTCTCCGCTGCTCTCTCGGCAGCCGCCGAATTCTTCTTCGCCCTGGCGGAGCGAGCGGCGATCGTCGGGGCGCTGAAGTTCGCGGCCTACGACCTGAAGGCCACTCGCGGCGACCCCTGGCTGCAGGCGACCTTCTTCGTATCGTTCATCTTGCTCCTCGGCTGGGTGCAGGAGGCGGTGTCGGAGCGGCTTTTTCCGATCGCGGCACGCATTCGAGAACACCCGCGTCATGGCCGGCTCTATTTCTGGATCACCGCGTTCCTGATCGGCACCATGGTTCTGCTGTGTATGTCCGCCATCGTCGTGATCGTTGAGGCCGCCGCAGCAACTGCGGCTAAGTGACGGGCCGCCGATAAACCAGCGTCCCCACCCGGTGCCCCTGCGCGGACTGCTCCAGCTGCGTCCGGACCTTGTTCGTCTTCCCCGGGCCATACGCCGTCGTCCCCATCCACACCCCTCGCGACGAGCCCTCGTGGAAGGTGACTACGAACCACTGCCGGCCGGCCTGGGGCACGTCGAAGACGCCGACCAGGTTGCGCACCAGCACTGAGCTGCCGTCGGCGCGGGTCTGCAGCGAATGCCAGATCTCGTCCGGGTCGCGGATCACGGCGCCGAAGATCTCCGCCAGCGGGCCGCGTGAGCCCAGGCCGGCCTTCGGGCCGATCGGCTGGCCGGCGGCGTCGTGGGCCTGGAACATGCGCTGGCCCATCACCAGCGGGACCTGGGCGCGGTCGGCGTAGACCTCGCCCTCCTTGACGCCGAGCACATCCGCCAGCGCCTCGAACACCTTCTGCGGATCCGTCACCCCCTCCAGGTCGGGCCGCACGTCCACGTCGCTGGGCAGCGGCCGCGGCTGCGGCGGCGGCGGGAGCGCGCGCGGTGTCCGGTCGCCCGCCACGAAGTCCCGCTGCGGCTCGGGCATGGCCGGCGGCGTCAGGCCCGCCATCCGCGCCTGGCCAACGTTGTAGCCGAAGCCCGGATCGATCCCCTCGGGCACCTGCTCCACTTGGCCGGTGCGGCGGTTGCGCCAGGCCCGGGTGCGGTAGACGCCCTTGGCGACCAGCTGGTCTTCCGTGGTGATCTCCGTCCCCGCCCGATGCGAGGTGGCGAAGCACTTGCAGAACCAGCCGTTGGGGCACCAGTGGGTCTGCCAGAACGGGTGGTCGTAGGGCAGCGCGATGCCGTCCCAGGCCAGGTGCAGCGGACGCGGATGCTCCTGCGGCGTGTGGTGGTACTTGATGATCGGCCGGGTCGCGAACGAGCGCGAGAACCGCTCCCAGCGGCCGGCCGAGTGCGCCATGCGCATGTTGGTGTCGTAGATGGTCCGCAGGCGCCGCGGCGTGCCCAGCGTCACCAGCTCCTCACGGCCGGTCACCGGATCGACCTGGCGCTTCTTGCCCCACCAGCCCTTGGCCTCGAGCAGCGGCCGGACCTCCTGGGCGAAGCGATCCTGCGTCCAGCCGTCCTTGATCGCCGCGAGCAGCGCGCCGTGCAGGTCGGTCAGGATGTCCGCAGTCGCGGCCTTGGCCACCACGAACGCGTTGAGGTGCTCGGCCTGCCAGACGTCCTGCCAGGCGAACGAGAACCGCCCGCCCACCGACTTCTGCTCCAGGTAGGCGACGGCCTCCGCCGGGGCGCGGTTGTCGAAGGTGACGACGGCCATCAGTCGGCCGCCTGGGCGCGGTCCTCACGGTCGGAGAGCGCCAGGCCGCCCTGGCCGGCCAGGCCCGCCTGCAAGAGGGCGCGGGCCAGCTGCTCGGTCAGCGCCGCGCCGGCGTCGCCGGTGAAGAGGCCGACCAGGCGCTGGGCCGCGGCCTCCAGGCTGGGGCTGGCCAGCACCAGGTCCTCAATCGACCGGGCCACCGGCTCCATGGCCGCCTCCCAGTCCACCAGCTCCAGGTAGGCGTCGATGGCGTCGCGGCTGCGATCGGCCTCGGCGAAGGCGGCCTGGACCGGCGCGGCCGGGGCGAGGTTCGGCGGCGCGGGCGCCGGCGGCGTGGGCGGCGGCTCCGGCGCGGGCTTGCGCCGCCAGCCGGGGTATCGCGCCCCGGCCATGTCCTCGTCCGGCTCGTACCCGGCGTCGTCCATGGTCTTCAGGGTGTCGGCGTCCTTCTTCCGCAGCTCGGCGGCGCGCTCCTCGTCCTCAGGGCTGGGCCGCTTCAGGATCGGGATCGCCGCGCCGGGGAAGTTCCACTCGGTCAGCCAGCGAGCCGGGCCTTGCTGGAAGCTCTCGCACAGCTCCTCGACGTCGGCGTCCGTGACCTCTTCCTTGACATCCTGGTGCACCTTGCCCTGGGCGAGCGAGGAGCCGTCGTCCGTGGTCATGGTCTGGCCGATGACGATCTTGGAGACCTCGGCGTTCATTTGCCGAAGGAAGGTGGCCTGGTCGACCGTGCCGCGGGTCGCCTCGAGCAGCTCGAGCACGGTGCCCTCGGGCTTCACCACGGCGCCGTCGATGCGGATGGCGATGGCCGCGGCCAGCAGCTTCTGGATGGTGTCCGCGTCGCTCCCGGCCGGATAGGTGCCGACGGCCGTGGGCGCGCCGAACTTCTCCAGGGCGCGCAGCCAGAACGCCAGGCCCTGCTTCTTGAAGTAGACCGGCCAGTAGAGCTGGTGCGCCAGGCCGAGGCCGTAGGGCTCGTCGTCATTGTCGGCCCCGGACGACATGATCCAGAACTTGCGCTCGGGCAGCTGCTCGCCCTGGAAGGTGTTCGTCCGGGTCAGCAGCCTCAGCTCGCCGGCGTCGGTGAACCGGAAGCGCCAAGGCGTGCGCACCTTCACCTGGTCCAGCCACACCCGGTTGTCCCGGATCGACCACATGCACTCGCCGACGCTGAAGCCGTAGAAGAAGCCCCAGCTCATGCCCTTGGTCGCCCGGTCGAAGGCGATGTCGTCCAGGTTGGCCTGCAGCTGCTCGGCCGCGGCCTTGCTGATCACATCGTCCCGGCCCGGCTCAACCACCAGCGGCCGGCCGACGATAGCCAGGCGGCGCTGCTGGAAGGTGGCGTGCACCTGGCCGTCGCGGCGGATCTCGCGATAGGCCTCCCAGCGCTGGCCCAGGCTGGCCAGCACCGTGTCCTGCGGGTGTATCAGCGGGCCGAAGAACGGCCGGGTGATGTCGCGCCCGTCGCGGGAGGTGGCGATCTCGGTGAGATCGGGCGAGCCTGCGCCGTCGGCGAAGCCGGTCATGTCAGTACCCTGAAAGCTGGATCTCGGAGGCCGCGACGCCGAAGCCGCGGTCGTCGACGGTGGCGACGCCGGTCACGCCGGTGGGCCCCGCGGAATGGAAGTCGACTTCGCCCACACCCTGGCGCAGGGCGAAGCCCGCCATTACCAGCGCGACCGCCGCGTCGGCGTGGCGCTTGGACTTGCCGCCGGCCGCCGCCGAGGCGTCCTCGCCCTTGGCGGTGTTGCGGGACTGGGGGATCGCGGGCACGCCGTTGACGACCCGGACCGCACGCAGGTCGCCGGCCACGTCGGCGTCGCGCGGGATGGCGATGCGGCCGTCCTCGAACCGGCTCTTGATGGGCGGGCCGTGCTCGCGCCACCAGCCTTCGTTGGTCCGGATCGCGGTGACCCGGCTCTCCCCGAAGGCCTGGACCAGGCGCTCCGCCAGGTAGTGGCCGTTGCCGTTGGCGTCGATGCCGCAGCGCCAGCGCCGGAGCCGGCGCAGCACGTACTTCGCCACGAACTCCTGCTCGCGGAACGGGACGTTGCGCATCTCCACCATGAACGGCGTCCGCCAACGGCGGTCCTGCAGCTCCTCCAGGAGCCAGATGACCGACAGGTCGGAGGTGCGCGCGAAGTCGATGCCGGCGCCGTGCGCGCCGCGGACGTTCATGGCGGCGATCGCCGGCAGCACCTTGGCCTCGCACCACTCGGCGACGGCGGCTTCGCGGAGGTGGTCGGGCCAGAGCGCGAAGCCGTCATCGAACGCCAGGCGCAGCACCGTGGGCTCGGGATCCTCGGCCCGCTCGATCTGGTCGTACGACAGCCAGGCCCCGCCGGACCGCGACGGGATGCAGTCCAGCTCCTGGGCCGCGCCGGCGCCGTACATGCCGCGGATCTTCTTCTCGAAGGCGAGCTTGCCCTCGGGCGTCGGTGTCTCGCGTTTCACCAGGCAGATGCGCTCGTACAGGCCCGCAGCCATAGCGTCGGCGAAGGTGATGGTGATCACCCGGCCTAGGCGGTCGCCGGCGCGGATCTTCTGGATCTCCTGGTTGAAGGTGTTCTCGACGCCGTAGTGGGTGGAGATCACCGTCACGTCGCCGCCCCAGATGGCCAGCGCCATCGCGGCGTCCAGCAGGGCGGCCAGGTCCATCACGAAGGCCGCCTCGTCGACGATGACGTCGCCCTGCTTACCGCGGAGGGACCGTGGCGCGGAGCTGAGCGCCTGGATCCGGAAGCCGGAAGCGAACTCGATCGAGAACGCCTTGATGAAGCGGGTGTCCCCGTGGTCGTCGGCGTCCTCGAACAGGAACTCGCTGACGTTGCTGGCCGCCATGCCGAAGGCCTTGGCCCACATGGCCGCCGCGTCGATGAACTCCTTGGTCATGTCGAGCGCGTAGCCGATGTAGAACTGGTTGCGGCCGCCGGCGCTGCGGCTGCGCGCCGCCCGCAGGGTCGCGGTCGAGGCCACCCCCCAGGTCAGGCCGATCCGGCGGCTCTTCTCCACGAAGATGAGGCCCGGCTCCTGCCGGGCCACGTGGAAGTCCTGCTGGTAGGACAGGAGCAGCATGCCGCGCGGCATCTGCTCCATCTCCGGCGGGAGCTCCGTTCCCTCATGCGCCGGGAACAGCTCAGTGGGCGGCTCGCTCATCTCTGCCGCCATTCGTGCCAGATGATCACAAGTGCGAAGCCGATCGGGATGAGGATCGCCTGGCTCACGTGTCGACCCCCAGGATCGCCCGCTCGATCTGCTTGACCTTCTCCTCGCTGAGCCCGGCGGCCTTGGCTTCCTTGCCGGCGGTGGCGGCGGCCTCCTTGCGCGCCTGCTCGGCGATCCGGGCCGCGCGGTCGGCGTCGGTCTTCTGCGCCCCGGCGGCGGACTGGATGGCGCGGGCGAAGAACATCAGGCTCTCCGGATCCAGGCTCGCGCCCTCGTCCAGGTTGCCCAGCATGTCGAAGGCCAGGCTCTGGAAGGCCTGCAGCAGCACCTGCATGCCCTTGCCCTCGGCCAGCTGCGGGCCGACCTCGCGCGCGAAGGCGTCGGCGAAGGCCTGGCTGCGCTTCATCCGCTCGCCGAGCGCGGCGAACTTCTGGGCGTGGCGGTGGACGGCGGAGCGGCTGGGCTTGGCCGTGGCGCCGTTGAACTCCAGCAGGCTCTCGAGGCGGGTCATCACCTCGTCGAGCGGGATCCGGCCGCCGTTGAACTCGACGAGCCATTCCTCGAGCTGCTTTCGAGCGCCCTCCGGGAGCCGCTCGACCGTGCTGCGCTTGGCCATGGCTCAGCCCCGCGGCGAGGGGCGCTGGACGCCGGGCACCACGGCGCGGCCGGCGGCCACGTCGAGGCCGCGGTCGGTCAGGGTGGCCACCACCAGGTTGGCGGCCTCCGTGGTGGTCAGGAGGTTCTGCTCGGCCAGCCAGGCCAGCTCCACCTTCACCTGGTCGCGGGTGGCGGTCAGGCCCAGCTCGTCCAGCGCCGAGTGCAGGATCGAGCTGTTGGCGCGGAACGCCGGCGCCGCCTCGAGCACGCGCAGGATGGCGATGCGGACGTGCTTGGCGAAGTGTTCGGCGTAGCTCATCCGCGCACCCCCAGGCCGCGCTCGAGGTGATAGCCCTCCAGTCGCTGGATCCCGCCCAGCGCCTGGTCGATCTTGGAGTCCACGACGCGCACGCTGCCGGCCACGCGCTCCAGGTCGGCCTTGGTGGGCAGCTGGTCGACTTCGTGTTCGATGGCGCTCACCCGGCCTTCCAGGACGGTGCTGCGGTTCACCTCGAGGTCGATCCGGTCCTCCAGGACCTTGTCTCGCGCGAGCGACTTCTCCTCAGCGGCCTTGACCGCGTTGGCGGAGACCTGGCGCATCGACCAGCAGGCCCAGACGGCCAGGCTCTGCAGGCCGACGACCAGGACCGGCCAATACTCGAGAAGCTGTTTCATTGGGCGCCTGAATGGGTTCGAAGGCGCCGCTCGAACGCCTCCTGGCAGAAGAGGCAGCGGCGCGCGCCCGGCAGGGCCTTGCGGCGCTCCGCGTCGATGAGATCCGAGCAGTCGTCACACAGGCCGAAGGCGGCCGGCGTCGCCAGCTCCTCGGCGCCCGCGCGGACGGCCCGCAGGGCGAGCTCGCGCCGGAACTGCTCATGGCGTTGGGCCAGGTCGAGGACGTCGCTCATGAGCCCCAGCCCTTGCCGCCGCCGAGGCGCACGGCGCGGTACATGATCTCGCGTCGCCAGGCCGGGACCGGCGGCTCCACCACCTTCATGGCCTCGCGGAAGATCGCGTCGGCCTCGGCGCGGAGGTAGACGGGCGCTGTGAAGCTTTCCCGGAACGGCCCGGTGATCCAGCGCCGCGGCTCCTCGCCTGGC